GCAATGAACAGCTACATTGACATTCGCAGATCACAGGGACGCAGGCCCTTTATCGACGCTCCACACTTTGAAGTTGTGTTTTAATGTACGCCTTCGTCCTCATGCTGTATCTCGGTTATGGGGGCGAACGTAAGTTAGTTGTGGATGATCTGTATTTTTCCCAGTTAAACGTTTGCAACAGGGTAGCCGAGGCTCTTGTAGAGCGTTACAGCACTCACGGTATAGCGACAGCGGACAGAGCGGTTGCATACTGCTTGCCAATAAAAATTACGGACGACTCGTTGCACGTTTACTAAAAAACAAGTAGGTTTCCCATATAAGATTAAATGGGAGAATCTGGGAATGGATGAGATACGCGTTGCAGAAGCTGTTTTTCGCGTTATAAGGGAAAGAAGACAGGGCGTTGTCGATCTAATGCAGTATGGCAACGTTAAATCACTAGAGCAATATCGTGAGCTTATGGGCAACTTAGAGGCCCTAAATCATGTGGAACAGGAACTCAAGGGCCTGCTAGATAAACAGGAGCGTAGTGTTGACTAAAGCACATGCAATAGACTTAGCCGCTGCCAAAAAGGGCGTGGCGAACTTAGAAGATGCTTATAAAGAGAAAGTACAGACAACTTTAGACCCTTCGGCGTTGGGTCAATCTCTTTTAGAAAAAATGCCTAGTCCTACGGGATGGCGTCTGTTGATTCTCCCCTACAAGGGAAAGGGTCAGACAGAGGGCGGCATATATCTACCGGATAAAGTAGTTGAGGAACAATCTGTGTCTACGCAGGTTGGGTATGTCTTGAAGGTCGGGGAACTGGCGTATCAGGACGGGGACAAGTTTCCAGATGGTCCGTGGTGCGCGAAGGGTGATTGGGTAATGTTTGCCCGTTACGCGGGTTCGCGGTTCAAGATCGACGGTGGCGAGGTCCGTATTCTTAATGATGACGAGGTTTTGGCTAAAATCTCTAATCCTGAAGATATTTTGCATTTCTAGGAGAAAAAGATGGCAGAAAATGATCAAATTGAGTTAGAACTAGAGAGTTCTGAAGAAACGGAGGTTTCGGTAGAGCCTAGCGTTGAGGCAGAATCAGGGGATCAGTTCGAACAGGCGGAAAGCGCCACGCAATCGCGCATAAATCGTCTTACAAAGAAGATGCGAGAGGCGGAGCGTCGTGAAAACGAGGCTTTGAACTACGCAAAGCAGGTTCAGGCCGAGGCAAATTCGTTAAAAGAGCGTATGTCCAGCTTGGATAACAGTTACGTCAACGAATATACCACGCGTGTGGAGACACAGCTTGCTCAGACTGAAAAAGAGATGGCCCGTGCTATGGAGTTGGGCGATACTCAGGCCGCGGTAGAGGCTCAACGTAAGTTAACGTCGCTATCTATAGAGAACGACAGGGCTTCTCAGGCTAAAATGCAGCAAGAGCGGCAAAAAGAGGCTGCGTCACAGCAGCAACAGCAACAGGCTCAACCGCAGCAGCAGCAGATGCGCCGTCCTGACCGAAAGGCCGAGGATTGGGCAGAAAAAAACGAGTGGTTTGGTCAAGACGAAGCCATGACTTTTGCGGCTTTTGGAATCCACAAAAAGTTGGTGGAAGAAGAAGGATTTGACCCGCAGAGCGATGACTACTATAATGAGTTAGATCAGCGCATTTCTGAAAAGTTCAGAACGCCTGCAAATAACACCAGTAGACGGCCCGCACAGACGGTTGCTGGAGTTTCAAGAAGTACCTCTGGGCGCAGCACTGGAAGAAAGGTTAGACTCACCCCTAGCCAAGTCGCAATAGCGAAAAAATTGGGTGTGCCGCTAAGTGAATACGCGAAATACGTGAAGGATTAAGGCTATGACAGACAGAACTCCTCGCGCTAACAAAACTAGGGAAAAGACGGCTGCGCGTAAGCCGTGGGCTCCCCCGTCTATGCTAGACGCACCGCCTGCACCGGAAGGTTACAAGCATCGTTGGATTCGTGCGGAAACGCAAGGTTTTGACGATAGGAAGAACATCAGCGCGAAGATGCGCGAAGGTTGGGAACTTGTTCGTCAAGACGAATACCCTGACTTTGAGTCTCCGGTAGTTGAAACAGGTAAATACGCTGGTGTGTTTGGGGTTGGCGGATTGATGCTTGCCCGCATTCCTATTGAGACGATTGCTGAACGGACGGAGTATTTCGCGAATCGAAATAAAGACCAGATGGAAGCAGTTGACCAAGATATGATGCGGGAGAATGCACACTCAACCATGACGATCAACAAACCTGATCGTCAGTCCCGTATAACCTTTGGCGGTCCTATAAAGTAAGCCGCCTTACTAGGAGAAATATCAAATGGCAAATCAAGAAACTGCCTATGGTCTTCGTCCTGTCGGTCTAGTGGGAAGCGCAACTAATTCAACTGGGGTAACTCAGTATGAAATCGCTTCCAACAACACCCATGCTATTTATCAATATGGTCTTGTCGTTCCTTTGGCGGCAGGCGTTATTGATTATGCGGGTGCCACCAATGGTGGTACTACGCAAGCACTCGGTGTACTGATGGGCGTAGAGTACATGGATGCAACACAGAAAAAGCCTGTGTTCATCAGCTACTGGCCCGGATCGGGTGCTGTGTCTGTAGACACAAACCACCCTGTCAAAGCCTTTGTTGCAGACAATCCGATGCAGGTGTTTAAGGTCGCGTCTGACGCTTCCTTGACTGATCGGGCTACTGCGCAAGCCGCTGTATTCGCTAACGCGTCTCTAGGAACTTCTGCACGGACAGGTTCTACCGCAACAGGTAGCTCGGACTCTGCGCTTGGAGTTAGTACCATTAATACCACTGCAACGCTGCCACTTCGCATTGTAGGTATTTCGGACGATGAGGCTAATAGTGACTTCACTTCCGCGGGTATTCCGATGCTGGTTCGCATCAATGCTCACTTCAATTCACCCACCAGCCGTTTCGATTCGCAGACTACCGCGACCTCGACAGGCGTTTAAGAAGGGGGCTAACAAATGGCTATTTCTCGCGCACAACTAGCGAAAGAGCTAGAACCCGGACTTAACGCGCTGTTTGGTCTGGAATATGGTCGTTATGAAAACGAACATAGTGAAATCTTCGATGAAGAAAGCTCGGATCGGGCGTTCGAAGAAGAAGTTATGCTCGGAGGCTTCTCAACAGCACCGTCAAAAGGCGAGGGCACTGCCATCTCGTTTGACGAGGCACGGGAAACCTACACGGCGCGTTACACACACGAAACCATTGCGCTTGCGTTCTCTATCACAGAGGAAGCAATCGAAGACAATCTTTATGATCGTCTGGCTTCGCGGTACACTAAAGCGTTGGCTCGTTCGATGGCTACGACAAAGCAAATCAAGGCTGCGTCTATCCGGAACAACGCGTTTTCGACGGGTGCTAATGCAATAGGTGACGGCGCAGCATGGCGTTCTTAGGCTCACCCTTCACTGTCCGGCAACCAGCGAAACTTGCTGTCTACAGCGGCTGATCTTAACGAGACTGCGTTGGAGCAGATGTTGATTGACATTGCAGGGTTCACTGACGAGCGTGGTTTAAAAATCGCGGTTCGTGGTACGAAGCTCATTATTCCAAAAGAGCTTCAGTTTATTGCAGAGCGGGTTATGAACTCCAATCTGCGTAGCGGCACTGCGGACAACGACAACAACGCGATGAAGAACATGGGCATGTTGCCAGAAGGCGCGGTTGTAAACCACTTCCTTACTGACACAGACGCGTTCTTTATTAAGACGGATGCCTCTAACGGCTTCAAGTACTTTAACCGTGCTGCGATCAAGACTGCTATGGAAGGCGATTTTGATACGGGCAACATGCGGTTTAAAGCGCGTGAGCGTTACTCGTTTGGCGTATCAGATTGGCGTTGCGTCTTCGGAACACCCGGAGCGTAAATTACGCACAGTCTTGTGTTTTAAGGGGCAGCTTCGGTTGCCCCTTTCTTTTTTTCTGATATATGGTATTGTTGTTTTATTCCTGACAGCTACATGGTGTAGCTGACTAAGCCACGACAGGAGATTACATATGGCTAATACAACATTTAACGGACCAGTTCGTTCAGAGAACGGGTTCGAGCAAATTACGAAAAACGGCACAACAGGTGCTGTGACAACCACTCTCGACATTGACACAAGCGGTAATATTACAACAACAGGTTATGTTGCCGAGCAAAAAAGAGTAATTCGTCAAACAACTGCTGACGGTTGGAACGATGGAGCGGTTACTTTAACAACAGCACAAAAAGGTTCTATTATTCTTCTTGATAAGGATGAGGCAACCGTTGTTACTCTTCCTGCAATTACTTCATCAGACATTGGTGTTTACTATACATTTATTGAAACAGTAG